ACACATATATTATGGTGACACCATCCAGTTCTATGATACCTACGAAGCGGACATCATTCCCTATCTCATCGATAACTATGATGTTGAGTTCTTAGTTGATTTGTTCAAGGAATCACTATTAGGTGGTGACTTAACAATCTATAAGAACAACGTATGTTGGGCTTTCATTGAATCAGTTGCCTTTGATGCAGTTGATGAAGAAGATGAGAGATTAGAGCTAGAGGATGCTAAGATAGCAGAGTACATGCAGCCAATGACTGTTTGATTTTCTTCTCCAGCCCTTCGGGGTTGGATAAGGGATTCACATCTCTTAATCCACCTATGGCGACTAAGTCGTCACCTACTCAGTTAATTATGGCTAAAAGAATAGGAGTAGTAGGCATAACTAAGGCTGAGAATGCTCAGTTAGGTCTACTACTCAAGTATATCTTCACTAATGAGGAGGTATACAATTCCATACCCAAGGAAGTACTGCCTTATCCTGATGCATTCACTGCATTATGTGGGAGGTACTCGAAATGAAAACAGTATGGACTATCACTACCAATGCAGTATCAGGGACACCTGAACTATTTGGTGTTTATGAAAATGCAGGGGCTTGTGCCTTAGCCTTCGAACATATCACTCAATGTTGTAATGATGTTGATGATCAGTATAGAATTAAACATTCAGTTGTTGAAGAGTATACTGATTTAGTTGAACAGTTTGAACAATGCAACAAGGAACGCCTTGAAGCAATAGCTAAGGAAGAGGCCGATGTCATTGATTAAACAACACCTTCATAAACAGTTGGAAGGTACATTCATTCTTGAATTATCTTACTCTGATGTTGAGTATCTCTTGTCTTATTTAGATGAGGATAAACAAGGCAGCAGAGCTTATCAGATAAGAGAGGATATATTTCAACAAGTTTATGAATGAAGCTCTCTCTAAGCCCTAGTCTTAGGGTTTACTGAGGGACTCACATCCCTTATTGTTCACCTACTGTTTTATTATGACAGCATCTAAACTACAAGCCAAGCCAATACGTAAGGCTACAACTACAACTGATTCACCTGCTGTTGTTATAACTAAGCAGCGTGACTTCACACATAAAGAGCCTATTATCATTCCATCTCATCTTGATGAAGTACCAGTAATAAGCGCAGCATCTTATGTTAAGGATGCACGCAATCGTTGGTATATTCATAACGTTGAGCTCAAGGAAGTATTCGATGCTCATGTTAATGTGTTCAATGTAGTTAAGCCTCATGCACTTAAGGCTCATGGTTATATTGTAGAACAATTCAATACATTAAGAAAGACTAATGCATAAGAAGTATAAGTTTACTCTTAATGTACGTACTAAGTTGTCTCCTAGTGAGGCAATTTGGTACATTACACAGAAGATCAAGGATTCAATTCCTGTTCTATCTATTGACTATGATATAGTAGAAGACAGACCAACAACTGATGAGCATCATGGAGGTATTACCGATGACTAATGAACGAGCTTATCTTGAAGCTTTGATGTTAGCTATTGTTGCACCTGATGAGGAGAAGAGCTTAATGGCTCAAGGACTCGCACAACGTGCAGGTACTTACTTATCTGAACATGATCGAGACCTTTGTCAAAAGGGTATTGAAACATGTATGGAATACTTAAGGGAGTACTCATGAAGATACCTAACTGGCAACATCATTCAAAGAAAGAAGCTAAGCGTACCTTGAAACCTCAAGCGTTACGTGATGCAAGGAGGCGTACTAAGAATCTTATTGTTAAATTAACTTCACAATCACGCCGCCATGCTTAAGTATCATGTTAAACTAGAGAGTGGTAGGGATTTCATTATGGAATCACCTTATCACAAGGACGATGTTGAAGCCTGCTATGAATTAGCTTATGATGCTATGGAAGAGGCTGCAATGATGGACGACTACCTGGAGGATATTACACTTATCAATGTCTAAAAAGAAATACTATCCTAATAACTATGATGCTTACAGCGAAGCACCATCTGAATTGTTTGACTCTATTCCCTTCGATGAGTTCATGGATTGGAAAGCTGCAGGATGGGAATTACCATCATCTATAGCTTGTGTTATCCGAGAAACTACCTCAAAAGGTAAAGTAAAGGAATATGTTTATAGCCGTGCAGGTGATGCTAAGAAAAGAGCACGTAAAATCATGGATGCAGGTAATGAATTCATTGTCTGTACACCTGATGCAGTACACGCTATGTATCCCGAGGAGGTACCAGAATATGACGACCCGCTCGCTTGAAGATATTTATTCTTATGAACAACAAGCATTAGACTTGTTAAATAAAGATCACCCACACTTTGATGAGATAAGATCTTTATTAGTTGATCAAATCAACGACGAGATACACGACTATGCCTACACCCGCGCAAATTGAGGAGCAAGTACAACTTGAAAGAGAAGCTATTGCTCAAGGACTCAAACGTTTAAGGGATAACACATCCAAGTTAGAGGAGAAGAGTTATGCATCAGCTACAGTTTATGGTGTAGCTTCTATTGATGCATTAATGGAACCTTTGGTTAAACGTATTGAGGACACTACTAATGATAGATTGAAGCGCAGGACTGGTTACCAATTCCAATTGATTAAAGATTATGTCTCTCAATTAGAACCATTAGCTTCTGCTGCTATATCATGTAAGCTTACCTTTGATAAAGTATTTACACATAAAGAAGGTAGTAACACATTAGTTAAAGTATGTGAATCTATTGGACATGCTGTTGAAGATGAATGTCAGATGCGACACTATGAGAAGTGTGCGCCTGGTTTATTAAATGTTCTTAAAGAAAACTATTGGCATAGATCCATTGGTACACATCAAAAGATTGTAGTGATTCAAACACTAATGAATCGTTATAATGTAGATAGATGGGTAACATGGGGTGCTGCTAATAGAGTTAAGTTAGGAGGCTGGTTACTTGATTGCGTTATGGAAACAAGTGGTTGGTTCTACAAGGACATGAGGAAAGAGGGAAGGCGTAGGGTAAATTATGTTATGCCTACACCTGAGTTTCTCACAATCAAAGATCAAGTGATGGCAGAGAGTGAGTTGTTTGCTCCACTATCTTGGCCTATGTTAATTGAACCTAATAACTGGACTAATGAAAAGCCTGGCGGTTACTTACTTAATGAGGTAATGCGAGGTAATGATATGGTCCGGCGTTCACGGTCACCATCTATACAGGGAGAGATACCGATCCAGTTCCTTAACAGAATTCAGAAGGTTAAGTATCGGTTGAATAGATTCACTGTAAATGTAGCCGACCAGCTCTGTGAACGTGGTATTAGTATAGGTAAATTTATACCTATCGTAGAGATACCTCTCCCTCCTAAACCTGTAGACATAGCAGACAACAAGGATGCACGTAAGGCATACCGGAGAGCTGCTGCAGAGGTATTGAATAAGAATGCGAGTGCATTTAGACGTTCATGCCGTACAAGGATGACTATAGAGACAGCAGAGAGATTTAAGGATAAGGATTTCTTTATACCTTGGTCTTTTGATTATAGAGGTAGAGCATACCCTATACCTGCATTTCTAACAGTTCAGGATACGGACTTTGGGAAGTCACTCATTAGATTTGCTGATGAATCAGTATTAACTGACGCAGGATATGAGTGGTTAGCATTCCAATGTGCTACTACATATGGATTAGATAAGGCAACTATGACCGAGAGGTTAGCATGGACTAGTGCTAACATCCATCTAATCACTAAAATAGCCATTGATCCTATAGATAATATAGGAGATTGGGAAGTAGCAGAAGAGCCCTGGCAGTTCTTAGCATCATGTGATGAGTATTATCATTGCGTGATAATTAAGGATCGTAAGACCACTGGTTTATGTGTAGCCACAGACGCTACATGTAGTGGGTTACAGATACTAGCTGGATTGGCTAGAGATAAGTCAACAGCTGAGTTAGTTAATGTACTACCTGCTGATAGACCTAAGGATGCATACAAGGTTGTGGCTGAGGTATCCAAGTGGAATATACCTGACAGAATACGTCCCGTTTGGGATAGGAAATGCGTTAAGCGCACTGTCATGACAATTCCATATAATGCCAAACCTTTCTCTAACCGTACCTACATCAGGGATGCGTTAGAAGAGAAGAATGTTACGATTGATAAAGATGAACTCACAATCACGGTTCAGGCGGTTAGGATGGCTATGCACAATGTTGTGCCCGGACCTATGGCAGTTATGAAATGGATTGAAGACGAGGTATCTCAAGCTATCAATAGGGGTACTACAGAATTAGAATGGACAACACCATCTGGTTTTATAGTTAACCAACGTATCATGAAGAAGAAGACTGAGACCATGCAGTTACAACTGCTAGGTAAATGTAAGTTGACAGTAGCTACAGATGATACTAATGAAGTAGATAAGATTAGGCATAAAGCTGCTACAGCTCCTAACCTTATACACTCTCTAGATGCATCACTACTGCACCTTAGTGTTAATAGATTCGATAAACCTATAGCTTTAATACATGACAGTGTATTATGTAGAGCTACTGATATGTCTATATTGTCTGGTTTAGTTAGAGAAACCTATATGGATCTCTTTGCTAAGCAAGATTACTTAAATGAATTCGCATCACAAATAGGTGCGGAAACTAAACCACCGATTATAGGAGACCTTGAACCGTCTACTGTAATTGATTCCACATATTTCTTTTGTTAATGTTACAATCCCATTATTCACTATTTGATTCATTCTTTGCTCCTATGAGGGTAGTTGTTGTCTCTGAAGAGAGGTTACAGCAAGCTGAAAGAGAGGCAAGACAGAATCAACTGCAAGTCCTTGATCATCGCATTGAGGAGCTGACACAGTATCGTAAATCTCTATCTGCACAGATAACTGCACTTGAACCTCAAAAGGCAGGCGCTGATCTAGATGCATTGGATGGAGGCACACACGATGGCTAATAGAACCACACATATTACTGATGAAGTAACACTAGAGGGCTTTCAAGCTGTCCTGGAACCAGGTAAGTTTGGATATTCTCTATCGGCTGTAGTTGATGCAACCATCACTAACAAGCTAGAAACTGAGAGGGCTGAAGTTCTTAAATGGGCAGAGTCTAAGCTCAAGAATCCTAAACGTGCTACACTTAAACCAACACCCTGGGAAGAGGTAGCTGATGGGAAATATAAATTAAAATTCTCTTGGAATGAAGAGAGAAAGCCACCTGTGGTAGACACAGAAGGCACACCAATTACAGATACTAAGACACCGTTATATGGAGGATCTACTGTTAAGCTTGGTTTCTATCAGAAGCCTTATATACTTAAGGATGGAGTTACCTATGGAAGTAGTCTTAAGTTGGTTGGTGTACAGGTTGTCTCAGTAAAAGGAAATGCTGGTGTAGATGCTGGTGATTTAGATGCTACTGAAGTAGCTGAATTATTTGGCACTACATCAGGGTTCAAAACAACCGACCCTAATGTGACACCACCTGCTAATGACCAAGAAGAAGCGGAAGACTTCTAAATTTAGATCAGGTCTAGAAGAGAAGGTCGCTGATCTTCTCCAAGGACTTGGCGTATTGTATAAATATGAATCACAGAAACTCCCTTATACTATCCAGCATAATTACACTCCCGATTTTGTTCTCCCTAATGATATCTACTTGGAAACCAAGGGGTACTGGGATGCATCAGACAGACGGAAAATCCTTGCTGTTAAAAAGTCTAACCCCGAAATAGATCTAAGGATGGTCTTCCAATCACCCTATAATACAATTAGTAAAAAAAGTAAGACAACATATGCCATGTGGTGTGAGAAGCATGCCATCCCATGGACGTCTTTCCATAATATACCACTCGAATGGTTGATATGACCAGCGAATTTGTGGCTCACGAACCATGTGAAACTTGTGGCTCATCTGATGCCAATTCTGTGTATACAGATGGTCACAAGTTTTGCTTCGTGTGTCAAACTTACACACCTGCTGAAGGTATAAATCACAATCACGATATGACCACTGATGCAACACTCCAAGGGTACGCCCAAGAGCTTAGAAAACGTAATCTCACTGTTGGAACTTGCGAAAAGTTCAAAATTTACAGAGATGGAGATACTTTACGCTTTCCATACTTTACAGAAAGCGGGGTATTACAAGGAGTTAAAGTAAAGAATAAACGAAAAATTTTCACCTATGAAGGAATTTCCACTGATACCTTATTTGGTCAGCATTTGTTTCCTAGTAGCGGTAAACGTATTGTTGTTACTGAAGGTGAGCTAGATGCTGCATCGTGCTATGAAGCTATGCCAGGATGGCCAATGGTTTCTCTACCCCATGGTGCCGCTAGCGCCAAGAAGGACATACAAAAACAAATCCCACTATTTCAGGGCTATGAAGAGATCGTACTCTTCTTCGATCATGACGAGCCTGGCCGTAAGGCGGCGGAGGAAGCGGCAAGCATCCTTCCACCTGGCAAGGTCTCGATCGCTCGCCTTGAGGGCTACAAGGATGCCTCAGACGCACTACAAGATGGTAATGCTGAAGCGATTCGAAAGGCTATATGGGACGCTAAGCCGTTCAGACCTGATGGAATCATTGATGCAAAAACTCTTAGGGATCTGGTAACAACACCGCAACAACCTTATGATCATGAATACCCTTTCAAGGGACTTAACGAGAAGCTACACGGGATCCGGTATGGCGAACTTACAACATTTTGTGCTGGCTCTGGCTCAGGAAAAACCTCACTCATCCGTCACATTGCAGCTGACTTGTGCAGCAAAGGGGCCACTGTTGGGATCTTGGAGCTTGAAGCAAGCAACAGAAGAACAGCACTTGGATTGATGTCCACAGCTGTTGGAAAGAATTTGCATATTGGGGAACATGACAAAGAAGAACTTGACTCCGCCTTTGGGGATAGTATTGCCAATTGGAATCTTTATTGTTTTGATGGGTTTGGAAGTTATGATCCAGATATCATCTATAATAGAATCGAGTACATGGCTACTGGACTTGAATGCCGCGTCATCTTTCTAGATCACCTTAGTATATTATTGAGTGGACTAGAAGGGGATGAGAGGCGCATGATAGATACCACGATGACCAGGCTACGAAGCTTAGTTGAACGTACAGGTATCGCATTATTTTTAGTCTCGCATTTAAGGAGGGCGAGTAATGATAGAAACAGCCATGAAGAAGGCGGAAGAGTTAGCTTGTCCTCGCTTAGAGGC